TGCTCCTGGTCCAATTGATTGAAAACCGTTTTTCGATCTGACTGGTCCGTCAAATGTAGTATTTGCCATAATAATCTCCTTTGGTTATAGCCTCATCGATCACATAGTCTCTATAAAGTCTACCTAGCTAGTCTATGCAATCTGTTAATCTAGGAACTCTATTGTAAAACAAAAAAGGCGGTCTTGCAACCGCCTTTTTCTATCTGGGAGGATCCAGTATTAGTTTAATTAACTTCCGTTAGAACCATAAGCAGCTCTTGGATCTGAGTAACCAAAGCTGTATCTCTCTCTAGCTTTGTATCTCATGTTTCCAGTATCGAAATCACCTTCCATGCCAGTAGCAAGGGCAGCTCTTACGAAGTGCTTAAATCCATTAGGACAATCAGTTTTTACAAACCAACCATCAGTATCAGTTAGATAATGGTTAACAGTGTAACCACCAGGTAACATACCCATGTTTTTCATAGCGTTGATGTCGTTGTCAGCAGTACCAACTCTAAGAGTAGATTCTAAAATCCTATCGGCTACAAACTGCAAGTTAACAGGAAGAATTAATTTCTGTCCCTTCATTGCAATTTTAAGCCCTCTTTCGTCGATAAAACCAGCAATATCAATCATCGCTTGTTCTAATGAGGTTTCATTTAAGTCAGCATCAGTAGCACTTCTGTTTGAGAAGTTTCCACCAAGAGCAGTTGGGTGAGCAGTATTAATTAAAGATACTCCATCTCCGCCTGCAACTGTAAATGCATCATTTAACACGTTAGCTCCTCTAACTTGTTTTGTGTAAGCCATAGATCTCGCTAGGGCTTTTGTGTAACGAGCTGAAAGGCTGTCATACAAGTTGTCTTCGACTGCTTCTTCAGTTAACGCAAATGCTAAAGCAATTGTGTCATGAACGTATCTTGCAGTAAAAGATTCAGAAGCGGTATCAAAACCTACTGCTGATCCTTCTGCTTTTACGTTAGCTTGTCCGAATCCAACTAACATAACTTCTTCTTCAAAAGCTCTATCACTTGATTCTTGCTCAAAAATTTGAGCAGCTTCGTTTTCGTAGCGTGCGTACTCCAAACCGAACAGGGCATTTAAACCAGGTTCTAGTTCTTTGGCAAGCTGTGCTCTATTAATAGCCATATCCTATCTCCTATATTCCTGCGGTTGAGTCCATAAAATGAACGTTGAGTTTACAAACAGTCAGCCTACCTGCTACTGTTTTATCTACTGAACCTGAAGCTGTTGATGCTTGATCATCAAAATCAACAATCTTTAAGTTTAAGGTAGCGCCATTACCTGTGGTTGCTGTTGCCAATTCGGCATTAGAAAAACCACTTGTAGTGTTACCATCTTGTGCTGTCACAAAATTTGCATTTGTAAAGCGATCAGCGTCAGGCATTGCGCCATCAGCATTTATTACAAATAAAGCGTGCGGATTATCCGCTACGTAAGCTATTGCTTCCGTAGTTGCTTTAATTGAAGCGTAACCAGGCCAGTGTGCAGACCATGTTGGAGTTCCATCAAGAGCTGTATATTTACAACCCATAAAAACACCTAACAAAGGAACTGTGCCACCTGCTTGTGCGCCTACTTGATCTATCATGCCTGAAGCTAGTGGAATTACTGGAGAACCAGTAAAGATTGTATCTGTTGTACCACCGCTTGAGCCTTCTAGATTTAGAGGATACGCATTAACACCCTGGTTATTATAATTTGAACCTGATCTTTCGTATGGACGAAGACCAAATTTCGCATCTATATTAGCCATGTTATGTCTCCTTTAGACAATGTTGGTAGAGACATAGATCTTAACCATTAAGATTTTTTGTTTCCACCAAATTCTACCCGAGACTGCCTCTCTTGTGAGATTGGCATGGAGGGGTGCTCTTCCCTCATAAGATCTGATTCCACTGATTTTTTCTGATCGTTAGTTATACCTCGAAAATATTCATCTCTATCTTCTTTAACTTCAATCGGACATCTCATTAACATTAGGCCACCAACAGCAATAATACCTTTATATTTACCATCTGTCATAGCTGGTAAATCAAGTCTATCGGGATATTCTTCTGCTCTCACAGGTTCATATCCAGATCTAATTCTAGCGGTCACATTTTTTTCATCCTGTGTTCCTCTAAATTCAAATCGTACCCACCGATGGTGAAAACCTTCAGGTGGTTCTGGTGCCTCTAAATTAGATGGTGGAACCCAACCTCTTTTACGAGTTTTTAATTCACGGGTTTCTAATTTGCGTGAGGTTTTTTGTTTACTTATTTCAGTCATATTACGCCTCCTTCACGTGTTTTGCGTACTCTTCGAGCGGCACACCAAGTTTTTTTGCAATAGCTACTTGTGAGGGTGTGAGTCTCACAGTGCGGCGTCCACTGGACGATGTTCTAACTGCTGAAGCAACCTTTTGAGTTGGCTTCTGCTTTACCTCAAATTTATGAGGAAACTCTTTTCGTATACGTTTGTCTATTTCTTTATAATACTCATCATCCCTAGGGTCAATCCCATTCTGCACTAATTCCGTATGAATATCATATGCGGTGTATGTCATAGCATTATCTGTTCCAAACCAATCGTTTTGTTGAGCCCAAGCTTCTGCTTTAGGGTCTTTAGGAGCTTCTGCTTGTCCTCCTGTACTTTGTTGATTAACGACTTGTTCTACATTAACAGGTTGTTCTTTTTGTGCAGCAGCTTTAGCCCTTATAGCTTTTGCTTTTGAAACTTTTAATCTTTCATCTTCAATAGTTAAACGAGAAATCTCTTGATTAGCCGCTACTTGTTTTTCAACATCTTGTGCATTTATTGCTGCTTCTAATGCTCTTTTAGCAAACTCTTTTTGATTAACTAAAGCTTTTTCTCTATCTACTAACATAGATTCATTTTGAACCATGTTGGTAGATTTTAACGTATCTGATTCTGTTTTTACTTGTTTAGCATACTCAATTGCCGCTTGTTCACGACGTTCTGCTTCTCGCATTTTCTTAGTTAATTTATCAATACGTTTTTTTACACCTGCACTATACTCTTCCAAATCTTCTTCTTTGGTTTCTACAGGTGCAGATTCTTCTTCTTGAACTTCTACAATAGGTGTATCTTGTGAAGGTTCTTCCTTTACCGAAGTTACATTATCTTCTTTTACTTCTACATCTACGGATTCTCCCGATGTATCAATTGGAACTAATTGTTCTGATTTTTTCTGCTCTACTTGTTGCATAGAATTCTCCATGTTATATTAAATTAGCTGGCAATATATCTCTTGGATCATCGACAACAGCCAGTACTTCGTCATCGTTGATTATTCTTAGTTCACCACCATCAATACTAAGTCTAGCTCCAGCATATTTTGCAATGATAATCCAATCATCTTTTTTACACCAAGCACCTTTCGGAAATTTATCTTTATCCAAATAAGCATCAGGACCAACTGCTATAACCTTACAAATATTTGTAGCTATAGAAGCCTGTTCAACAACGGAATCCAAAAGATGAACCCCACCTGCTGTTTTTGATTCTAATTTTAAAGGAAATAAAACAAGACGATATCCTGTTGGTTGTGGTACTTTTTCTATATCTTTCTTAATTTTTTCTTTTTTATTACCATCCCAAATATGCTTTGGCATAATTAGTTTACTTGCTGGCTTGTTCATTCTAGCTCCTGTTTTTTTAGCAGGTCCGTGAGTTCCTGTACTTCTTGTTTTAAAGCATCTAACTTTCCTGTTAAATACCTATATTCGTCCCAATTAGGAACACCTTGTAGTATAGCTTGTTCTACCGCTGTTTGTCTAGCAATTAATTCTTTTTTGTAATAAGTAAAAAAATTCTCTAAGCGCATTCCGCCATCATTTTTGATAATTTCTCACAGCGTTTAGGAGTCTGCTTTCTCCAGGCACTATCCAACATTTCTGAACTTGCAGATTTGTAACTAAGATTTTCTAAATGAAGAAGTGTTTTAAAAAAACGACGAACTCCTGTAACTCCAAGTTGATAAACCATTTCTGTTATAATTTCTTTAGCAGTAGGATGTAAATCTTTTATATGTCCCACAATTTCTTCGGATCCGTCTATTGCTTTTTGCAAATCTATTTTAAATAATTGATATAATTCTTCTTCTTCATATTCTTTACCTTCTACAAAATTATCTTTTTTTGTAATCAAGTGGCCGTAACCAATTGTGGCAAAGCCTCTAGTGTCTGTGTAAATCTGATTCATGAACCCTTCATGTTCCATCAATCTTTCTTCTAAAGAACTCATATAAATATTTTTGTTTTCTGTCTTTTTTCTGGTAACATTCTCGTAAAACCTCTTGGTTCGACCATCATATAACCTCCTTTATTCTTTTTTACAATCTTATTTCCATGTTCACTGGCCCATTTTTTAGCCATTTCTGGTTTATTTGCATAAAGAAAAGCTCTTTGTTTTTTAGAGCGAAAAGGCATTACGCTTTTTTAGTTTTAGGTTTAAAGGCTGTTTTAGCTGATTGTTTTAAAGCTTTGTCGGTTACACTGCCTTTTCCTGGTTTACTGGTTCCGTCTTTTTTGGCTTTATTCATGTTGTAATACAAACCTTTTTTAACGGTTCTTCCATCTTTTGTTACATGAGTTCCTTTTTTAGCTTTAATAACAGAGCCTTCTCTAGAACCTTTTGCCATACCACCACTTTTTCGTGCAATAACTCCTCTGCCCATTAAGACATCTTTTTTAGTTATTTTGCCGTCTCCACTTAAATCTTTCATTTTTTTCTTCATTTAGCTATTCCCATTCCACGTTTAGCAATACCACCACCTCTGCGTTTAATTGCCCCACCTTTTTTTCTCATCATTGGTGTATTGGGATTGTAACCTGTAACACTTTGAACAGTTGGATCTGGAGAACGTCCCATTGGATTCATTCCTCCGCCCATGCTACCGCCCATGTTCTTTTTAGCTATTTTCTTTTTACCCTTCATTATAATCTCCTATTTTGTTAAGCCTTTGCTTTTTTCAAAACTGCGGAGTCCAGCGACGCCGAGCATTGAAGTGACAATTGCTAGTAGAGGCCCAGTTTGAATTTCTGGAGCCGTTAAGTTTAATCCTGCAAATTTACTATACCACTCTACCGCAGGAGATAGGATGAATTCAAACGCTAAGGCAAAGCCTCCGCACCAACCGATAAAGGGGCGCCAACCGCTCACAAATATGGAGCGGTGGCCTGCCTCTTTTACATTTACATCCAATTGCTTTTCAGCAAGTTTTTGCTGGATGCGTTGCATTAAAATCTTTTTGTCTAATTTCTCTTCTTCTGAGGTATGGATTGAATCGATCACCGAAGCGACTTGTTTTAAGGCACCATCTTTGCCACCTAATAAACCACCAATGATCTTTAACATTTATACAGCTCCTGAAATTTTTCCTAGAACTATAATTACCACTATGGCGACGATACCAGCTTTAATCCAGTCTTTCATTCCCCATTCGGACCACTCTTTAATGTGAGCCCATATATCTTTTGCAAGTTTCATAGAAACCTCCTTTTTAAGAAGTTAATCTATAGTATTTTACGATTAAAATAAACCTTTGAATGGTACTTTTTTAATTTGTACTTTGCTACGTTGACCTTTTGGTCCAGATCCTAAGTTTTGTGTAACTTTTGGTCCTTCCATACTAGCCGTATATACATCAACAATTGCTTGTTTATTTACATGAGGGCCTGCGTAAGGATTCATGTCATTTGATTTAGTCATCTTCGCATTAGGGTACATAGATCCATTTATGTATTTTGGTTTTGGGTTGTTTAATGCCATAATTCTCTCTCCTAGTGTATCGTTGGTTTTATTAGTTCAATAAAATCACTCGTATTATAATCTATAATATTTTTTGCTTCTTCTTTGGATAAATGTTCAAAATAAAGAATTCTTGCAACGCCCATCATAGCTCCTGCTAAAAGTATACTATCTTCAACACTTTTGGAAGACTTTTCTGCTCTATCTAATAACTCTTCAAAAAAGTTTTGTAGTTTTTCTTCTGCTGTTAATATTTTAGTTGTCGAAACGAACGTTTTTGTTAACATCTACTGTCCTTGGGTTTTTTTTACTTTTTTCAATCTCTCTTTGTTTGGTTAGATTAACATTTGCTCGTAATTGTGCAATATCTTCTTGAGATTCTATTCTATCTTGCGCTATATCAGCAGTTTGTTCTAGTTTTGCTTGATCCATACCTAGTCTACCTTGATCCATTGCTGATTTTCTTTGTAAATCACCTGCTTTAATATTAATTTCTTGTTGTTTAAGCGCTACTAACGGATCTTCGCCCATTTCCTGTAGTACTTCTTGTTCTTCTGTTACCATTTCTTCTGTCATTAAAGCAATTTTCTCTGCAATTTGTTGTTCCATTGCTTCTTGGAATTGTTGTTGTAATTCTGGAGGTATTTGACCACCATATTGTTGTGAAATTTGATCTATTTCTTGTTTATTCTCTTCTTCTACTTCTTCTCTTGCTTGTAATCCTACATGTTCCATAATATGACCTTGTAAAATTGCCATTGTTGGCGGATTATTCTTAACTAGAGCTGAAGACATAAATGCTCTGTGTGCATCTATGTGAGCCATTTGATTTTGATTTCTAAAAGCCACTAAACCTTGCCCTTGTAAAGAGTTTGCATTTTCTACAGCAGGATCAACAGGTTCAGGTTGTGGAGGAATAGGTAAAATTACATCAATATCTTTTACACCTAATGCTTGATACATTCTTCTATATGCTTCGTACATATTATGTGAAGCAGGATCAGCTTGCGCTAATTGTAATTGTGTTTGTGCCAACGTAACACGTTGTGCCATTGAGAAAATATTAGGATCAGATACAGGAACAATATCAATATCATCACTAAAGTCTTCTGCTTTTAAACTTGGAATTGCATCATTACCTACTTCATACGGATAAACAGGAGGTAAAGATTCTGCAAATATTTTAGCAAGTAATTTAAATTCTATTTTTTGTGCATAGTGTAATCTTTTATGAATAGCGGACATGACTCTTGCGCCACGTTCCATTAGTGCCATTGTTGTTCCTACAGGTGCATTAGCCGAAGCTCCTTCACCAACTTTTTGATCGGCAATAGCTGCAAATCTTGTTCCTGCTTCTACACAAAAACCTAATAATTGAAATAAAGTTTGACTTGGTTCTTTGTAAGGTAATGGCATTAAGCCATCACGTAAACTTCCACCAGGTGCATCTACATCTCTGAACTCACCAGGTTGGAGAGGGGTGTCATCGTCTTTAACTCGCAACCCTCTTGCTTTAAAACCCGCAGGGAGATTGGACAATGTACCTGCATCGAGAAGTTGTCTAAGTGCTGCTGTTGCAGTTCGGGATAATCCCCCGAGCATGTGGATAAGACCAAAGCCATAAAAACTAAACCCAGGTAAAAACTTAT